CCTTTGGCGCACTGAAAGGCGAAGCAGCAGACGTTGTCCCACGCATCACAGGAGCTGCCGCCTTTGGCGCACTGAAAGGCGAAGCAGCAGACGTTGTCCCACGCATCACAGGAGCTGCCGCCTTTGGCGCACTGAAAGGCGAAGCAGCAGACGTTGTCCCACGCATCACAGGAGCTGCCGCCTTTGGCGCACTGAAAGGCGAAGCAGCAGACGTTGTCCCACGCATCACAGGAGCTGCCGCCTTTGGAGCACTGAAAGGCGACGATGCAGACGTGTTACCCCTCATCACAGGGGCGGATGTCGTCCTTGAAGAACTGAAAACCGAGGGCGCAGGCGTGCTACCTCGCATCACCGGAGCACTATTGTTTGCTTGAGCAGCGGCCCGTATGGCCGCTTCCAAGTTGGCACGATTTGGAACGGAGGCCCGTATGGCCGCTCCCAAGTTGGCGCGACTTGAAGAGGTGGGAGCGGGCGGCGGGGGCGCTGGCTTGGATGCTTGGGTACGCGGTGGATTAAGCGCCCTTCTGCGAGCCGCTTCTGCGTCGGCCATTGCCTTTCTTCTTGCGTTCTCAGCGTCGACCATTGCCTTTCTTCGGGCCGCCTCAGCGGCTGCCATGTCCGCCCGTCTCTTGTTCTCAGCTGCAGCACTGCTGCTAATACTGCTGCTGGAGCTTCTCCGGACAGGTGTTGGAGGCTGACGCATGCCGTAGTTAACCTGCCCAGGCTGGTTAGACATCTGATTAAAGCTGGTCGCCATGCTGACTCCTGATCGTCCTAAATTACAGCCATTTTAAGGCTCAATAGTACTCTGGCACAAGCTCGCGTTTTTCACCTTCCTCGTTGTCGTCAGTGGCCAAACTGATGAAGTTCCCACGCCGGAATCTGTCCATGGCCATCGTCGTGCTGTCCACCATGTCGTCGTTGTCGCCGTTCGGGAACGCCGCGCATTCCTCCACCAACAACTCCGCCCAGTCCGTGTCCGGGGCCCACACCATTCCTGCCTCGAAGATCGGAGCCACGGCGTTGGCCCGCGCCACTTTGTCCGTGCCCGTGCGACGACCGCCAGGCGAATACATCGTCACAGGGATACTCATCCTGCGCAGTTCCTGCTGCAGCGGCGTGCCGGTGGCCTTCGCCTCAATCAGCACGTTGTCCGGCTGCCACTGGTCGTACTGCTCCTTCGCAATTCTTTTCAGCTCTGGGAAGTCCCACCTCCCGCGCTTGACGTCAAGCAAGATGATGGACGCCCCCGAGTCCTCGTTTTGGTAGAACACGCCCCACGTTGTGATGACAGAAAAGTCCGCCGTCTCCTTCTTGGAATACGCCGTGTCCATGGACTGGATGATGTAGTTCACCACAGGCGGATCGTCGTGCGGCCACACGCGCCACCACTCCCGTTTCAGGATCGCACCCTCGTCGTTCGTGGGCTGCTGCTGGTACATCGCGTTCCACTTTTGCACAGACAAAGTGGCTTTCACGCCCTCCAGTTCCTCGATCTTCCAAAAGCCTGGCCAAAGTGGTTTGCCGCTCGGCATGATGGCGGGGAACTCGATCACCTCCCACTGGTCCGCGTTCCGCGATTTTTGCGCCTTGAGTAAGCGCGCTGTCAGGTCTTTGGTTCCCCAACGGGTCATCACGATCACGATCGCACCGCCTGGCTGCAGGCGCGTGCGTGGGCCAGAGATGTACCACTCCCAGGCATTGTCCAAAGCAAGCTCACTCATCGCGTCCTGCTCCGAGTGCGGGTCGTCAATGATCAAGACGTCCGCACCACGGCCCGTCATCGCGCCGCCCACACCGACAGCAAAGTATTCCCCGCCCTTGTTCGTGTCCCACCGGCCAGCCGCCTTCGAGTCCTGCTTCAAGTTCACCTCAGGAAACACCTCCTTGTAGGTGTCCGTGTCCATCAGGTCACGCACCTTGCGGCCAAAGCGCACGGCGAGCTCGCTGTTGTGCGTCGCTTCAATGGCCTTGGTGCGCGGATCACGGCCCATGAGGTAGGCAGGGAGCAGATAGCTTGCGAATTCAGACTTCGTGTGCCGGGGCGGCATGTTGATGATCAAGCGCTTCAAGCTGCCATTAGCGATCCGGTCAAAGGCCTTGGACATGACCGCGTGGTGTTCACCAAGGATCGCGTTTGGCCAGACGTAGCGAACGAAGTCGAGGAAGCTGCCTTTGGCCTTTTCTTGCGAGTCAAGCTGCGCGAGCCGGTACTCAAGGCGCAGGCGGTCCGCTTCAATGTCGTCAGGGATCATGGGGTCCGTTTCGTTTTGGAATTGCAAAAATTTTGACACACATTTCGTTTTCTGACAAAGGGGGCCCTTTTTCCTTCCCAGGGGCCGAAAAGTGTTTCACGTGGAACATACCGTGTAAAACAGGGCTAAAGCCCGCGCAGCCCGCGACCCGGCCCGTTTTTTGGGGCCCGTGGGTAGTGGGTACTCACTTAGGCGCCAGGGCGCGCGGACCGTGGGCCCGGGCACCAGGTCGGCGGCCATCGGCCACCAGGGCGAGCGGATCGCGGATCACGGGCCAGGGATCGCGGACCAGGCACCAGGCAGCGCGCACCAGGCGGCCAGGCTCGCGGCCACCTGGGCGAGCGGATCGCGGCCACCAGGTCCAGGGCGGCCAGGGGTTTCGGCCCGAGATAATGCCCGCACCAGGCGGCGGCCGGATTATCGAATAATCGCTAAGTGTTGAATCGATAATCGGAGAATGATTATCGGATTATCTTTTGATTGATTATCGGATTATCTCGCCAGGTGCACTAAGCGCGCACCAGGTGGCCACCGGCCAGGCCGGTCCAGGGCGAGCGGACCCCGGATCACGGGCCACGGACCAGGGCGGCCGGCATGCGATACGCGCGCCACGGTCCAGGCGTCAACCGGGCGAGCGACGCGGACCGGCTCGGCCACCAGGCAGGCGAGCGGGTTTCGACCAGGTGAACAAGCGATTAAAGATAATGGGTCCGATACCAGGCGAAAAAAAGCCCGCCACCAGGGCGGGCTCGGACCAGGCGAAAACGGCCAGGTCAGGCAGGCATACCGGCCAGCTCGGCCAGCTCGGTCAGGGCCTGGTCGGCCAGGTCCAGGGCGCGGGCGCGGTCTCGCACCTGGTGCTCGGCCACCATGCCACGGCCTGGGCGGGTAACGGTGACCAGGTAACAGCCCCAGGCCTGCGACCAGGTCACGCGGACCAGGCCAGCACCGGCCACGGCCACCAGCTGCACCAGCTGCAGGCGAGCGCGCGCGCTCATGCTGCACCCCTGGCCAGCTCGGCAGCGCGACGGTCGGCAGCGATGGCCACCAACGCGGACCGGATCGCGGCCAGCTCGGGCTCGCTCAGGTCGGCCAGGGCGGCGGCCAGACGGTCGGCGGCCTGGGCGGCCGGGTCCGGCTCGGGCTCGGGCTCGGGCGGGTCCAGGGTCCAGGCGGCCGCATCGTAACCGGCCAGGGATCGGCCAGGTGCCGACGGGTTACCGGCCGGGTCGGCCAGGGCGACGGCCGCGCGTCGAATCGTGCACATGTAACCGAAAGCGTCGGAGTCGGTCCACCGTGACCAGTCGCTGGCCTGGTAATCCAGGGCGTCGCAGGCTTTCACAATGGCCACCGGTGCCAGGTCAACACCGGCCGAACGGTCCAGGCCACCGAAGGGGACCAGCTCGGAATCGTAGCGGCCCGCGTAACGGTCGGAAAAGGCGCGACGGTTAGCACCGGCCAGCATGTGGGCGACAGCATCGGGCGACGTGTCCAGCTCGACACCGTGCGCGATGGCCCAGGCCACCAGGGTCGAAACGTGGTAATCAGAAAGGACAATGCAGCTCATGATTAAACCCCCATGGCCAGCTCGGCCAGCTCGGAATAAGTGACAGCGACGGCCACCAGGTCGGCGAGCGGGCGCTGGGCGACAGCGACACCGGCCAGCAGGCGCTCGGCCATGCCAGGGCGCGGGCAGTCCAGGGCGAAGCGCTCCCAGGTCACGCCATCGGCCACGCGGTGGAACACGTCCGACGCACCGGCCACCATAACGGGCCAGGCTTCGCACATAACGGCCACGCCATCGGCCACCAGCATCACGTCACCGTGCCGGATCGGCTCAGACTGAGACCAATCGTAGGCGCTCGCCATGTCCAGGTCGCGCAGGTCGAAAATTTTCGTTTCCATGTCTTTCTCACTTTCTTGGTTGATCCCGGCCACCCGGCCGGGGCTTTTATTTTAGTCTAATAAATCAACTGAGTGCAACAAATAAAAAAGCCCGCCAGGTGGCGGGCTCGGTGACCAGGGCGGCCAGGTCAACGCATGCGGAATTCATTGGCCAGGTCGTGGCCACCATGGCGGCCGATCCAGCCATGGCCGTCCAGGCCCCAGGGCGTGCGCTCGACCGTTATTTGATTTTCGCCCCAGGTCAACTGCACCCAGGTCTCACCGGCGGCCAGGGCTTTCCGGATCGCAGCGCGCAGCGTAGGCCCGCTCGGTTTTTTGGTGTATTCAATTTGGACCATGTCAAACCCCCACGGCGAGCAGCTCGGCCGCGCGTGCCTTAAGCGCTGCACCGGTGCCAAACCACGCGGATTCCATGCGGGTGTTATTCGAGCGGCCGCGCTCATGATCGACCAGCTCGGTCACCGCGTTAAGCATCGCCCAACGAGTACCGGCCACGCCAGGCAGCTCGGACCCGATGGCCTGGCCGTTAAATAGTTGCATGATCCTGACATAAGCCTTTGATTCAGTCACTGGGCGGGCGCTCGTATGGTACGGGCGCAGCAGCTCGGCCACAAAATCGTCGGCCTGGGCCTGATCCATGGGAGCGGCGGCCAGCTGGCGAGACTGCACCAGGAACCCCTCAAATGCATTGGCCACAATGCCCAACTGTAGGCGCACGGCCGCAGGGTCGAATCGCTCGGAGTGCAGGACCCGAACGGCCGATTTCAAATAACCGGTGTTTATCTCGCCCTCGCCCTGGATCACGCGGCCGTTACTGTAGCCGCCCACGGCGGCCGTGATTGTGTTGTTGCAAACCACGCGGATCGCGGTGAATTTAGCCACGGTGGCCATGGTGCCATCGTATGACGTGCCCAGCAGTAAATAAGGCTTGACCAGGTCACGCTCGACCACGGGCGCAGCATCGCCCACGCTGGCCAGGGCCCAAACCCGTTTGCCATCGCTTAGCGCGCCAGCTGTTTCAAGCTGAAAACCCCCCAGCTCGACCAGCTCGCGGAAAAAATCCATAACCTGGCCAGGCTGCACCACGTTATAGGCATTCGAGACAACGGCCAGGGGCGCGCCAGTGTCTGAGCGGTGCAGCACCTTACGAGCGGGCCAGGTCTGCAGCTCGGTCGCGGCCGGTGTCGAATACTTAACCGGGCTTTCGAGCACGGTATAACCCAGGCCGGCCTGGCGGGTCCAGGTGTCAATGTCCGCGCCAGGTGTCAAAGCCTGGCCCAGGCCATGCCAGGGGGTTTGCCCGGTGTATGCCATCGCAGCGCGGCCGGTGGTGGTGTCGATCAGGTGAGCCATATCTTTCTCGCTTTCTTGGATTGTGACCGGGCGAGATTGCCCGGCCGTTGAATTTTAGTCTAATGTTTTTGGACTTGTCAACAAGTCAACAAATATTTATTTGGCCAGGCCCAGGTCGCCCACGATATGGTGACGCAGCAGGGACCCGGGCGGCAGCGAGCGGGCGAAGCGCTGCAGCTCGGCCGCGTCATCCTGGTGGCCGCCGGTTTTCGTTTTCTCCCAGGCCAGGCGAACGGGGCCACCGTTACCGTAACAGCCGCCAGGGGTATCGGCACCGACCAGGGCCTGGCCGCTACCGTGCGCGACGAACACAATCACATAATCACGGTCACCACGGGCGCACAATGGGCGGCCGCCACCACAATCGGCGCAGCTAAAATTGTCGGCCAGCTCGGCCGGGCATTGTGCGAAGCGCACGCCTTCGACCGTATAAGGCCAGACCGTACCGGCCGGGGCGGCCACCACGGCCGGGCGGCCGATGGCCACGGCGGCCAGGGCCTGGCCGATGGTGTCGCAGCTCGCATTAACCACGGTTTCGCCAGGTGCAGGCACGGGCAGCAGCTCGGCCGCAAAATGTGAATAAGTCCAGGCCTGGCCACCACGGGGCACGGCCTGGCGCACGGCCGCCAGATAATCCGCGTCAATCAGGTCGGCCGCGTGCTGGCCTTGCGGGTTTAACGCGCAGGTTTTTGGGCAAGTCGAAAATACATTGTGGCCGCCGGCCCGGTAAGTTACAGCGATGGGGCCGGTTTTACGGTTGCCGGAGTGTTTAACGGTTTTGAGCATACTTTCTCGCTTTCTGTAGGACCAGGCACCGCGCCTGGCTTGATTCGAATTTTAGTGCAATAAATCCACTTGTCAACTGTCCACAAATAAAAAAACCCGGCGGGCGGCCGGGTTTGGTTTTTAGGTCTCGCGAAAATGATCCAATTGTTTGGCCATCGCGGCGGCCGTGTCATACCAGGCCACCGGGCTAATGATCGCCCTGGGGTTATCGGCGGGCGGACCCGCTTCGACCAGCTCGGCCGCATAACGGCGCACGGCTTCGATTATGAAAGCCTGGGCCAGGGGCCCACCTGGGTACATTGTCATCAGGTAATTCACTTGCTGGATATTGGTTTGAGTTTTCATTGTGGCCACCTTATGCGCGGATTGAAAAACTGTTGTTTTGGAAAAAGTCACGGATCGCTTCATCGATGTCCAGATTTTCGGTCAGCTTGTCGGGGTCGATTTCACTGGCCAGGTCGGTCAGGTCAATATCGCCCGCAATCTCGGTCAGCTGGCTGTCGGTCAGCTCGCCCGCCAGGGTCGAGACGTCAATATGCTTGGCCAGCTCTTCCAGGTCGATGCGCTCGGCCAGGTCGGCCAGCTGGGAGCCGGTCACGGCCAATAGCTTGGACTCCACTTCGGCCATTTCCTGGCGCACCATTTCGGCCACCATAGGGCGCAGCTGCTCGGCCAGGTCTTTCACAAGGGCTTCAATAATGTGTTGCATGTCTTTCTCTCTTTCTGGGTTGCGGCCTTGCGAAGCGCTCAGCCTGGTGTGATTGTAAATCTACTTTTATCAACTTGTCAACTACTCTCCTCCAAATATTTTGTGGAAGAGCCAAAAGCCCAAAAGCCGGGCAATCAAGCCCCTGCTTGTCGTCTGGTCTGGGGGTTTCGGCAAGGGTCGTCTCAGCGCGCGGTAAAGCGCGCGGCGTTCTGACCGACGCATGTGGTCACCGCGTCAGCTCTGAGTCATTGGGCTCATATCTCTCATACTCTAGGTACAGGTCGATAATTTCCTGCCGAGAAATTTTCAAGTCCTCGGCAATCTCTGTGATTGTCCACCCTGCCGAATCAGCCTCAAATATCTCTTCAATAAGTTCATTTGTCATTTGTCTCAGCCTTCTGTGTTGATCCAGCGCAAGAATTCGGTTTTAAAGTGCTCGAGCACCACGCCGTCCTCAGGTGGTCGGCGCTTTGTCTCCAGCAGCCATTCCCCCATGGGCTCGATCAGTTCGTACAGCATCACGCCGGGGTGCACCTCATCCTCTCGTGTGTCCAGCCATGCGTCGATCTCTGCGGCATAGGTGGCGCAATAGGCCACAAAGCCGGTGTGGCCACTCCAGTTGTCGAGGCATAGGCCTGCCCCCTTTTGCCCAAGGGTTGGGTGTTGCAGCGCGCCAGCGTACAAAAACGCGGTGATCTCTGCAATGTGGGAGGCATCGCCCCATGTGTAGGTTTTGCTCATGGTCTTTCTCTCTTTCTGTGTTGCCTAGGACGTCTAGGTGTTTGTGATCCTAGCACAACTTTCGCATACAAGTCAACTGTCTACCAAATGTTTTCTCAATTCAGCCCACGATACGCCCGTCCACGGCCACCGGGCCAGCGCGGGTGTGTCCACGCCTAAGTTGACCAAGTCGATGGCCTGTTCGCCACAGTACAACAGCAGCTCGGACTTGCTGGCATGGGTTGTACCGGCCGGGTGATACTGGACCAAAATATATGTCGGGCAGTGTAGGTCGGCGTGCTTGATGTGAAAGGCCACTTGGTGGGGTGACAGGTTGACCTTGCGGCCCCGTTTGACCACCTTAAGCTCCACCATCACAAACACCCCGTGCGGGAATGCCATCAAGACATCAGGGATGCCCAGATTGACCCGGGACTCAATCCGGGTGAAATGGCAGTTTGGGATATTTTCCCGGACCCTCTTGTACAGGTTCGCTTCTGGTTTCAGGGCCATTTGGTTCTTCCTCGTCGGGTTCTTCTTCGATCTGCTTGGGGGTAACGTCCACAATCGAACCAGCTTGGCCGCCGTAGATGCGCTTGATCTCGTCCAGCTTGCGCTGCACTTCTTCCTTGGACATGCTGTCAATCGTGCCATGCCGGATTTCCTTGCGGTCGATGTAAATCGTGCCCAAGGCTTGGCCCCTTCGATATTCGGCTTGGACAGCAGCACCATAGGCCCCAGCGGTCAAAGCCTGATCCCGGATGAGCTGTAGGTCGCGCATGTGGCGCTCGAACGTGGTGGCGTACTTTTCGCCAAGCTCGCGCCTTCGCTCTTGGATCGCGGCCACGATGTGCGGGTTGGCGTCTGGGTCGGTCAGCTCTCGCGCCCTGTTCTTCGCCCATGTCTCACCGTAACCGGCCCTGAGGGCCGCTTCCTTCAAGGTCACGTGGCCGTCGCCAGCCACGAACTCCTCCACAAACTTCCACTCTTGAGGCGACAGCACGCGGGGCTTGTGTGGCTTGACCGGGCGGGTGATCCGCTCTTCCACTCGGCCGTCAACGCCCCCCAGCTTTCTGCCCGCCAAAAAGGTTTCGTCTTTGCTCGGCATCAGGCCACCCTCCACAGTCGCCAGCCTTCGCCGTACCGGCGGCAGGTGAATCGCGTGCCGGGGTGGCGGCGCGAATACATGTAGGCAGCACTGCGCAGGTTCTTGATCCAGTCCTTGTCCAGGATCATGAAACTGTCGCCGATGGCCATGTCGGGGAATGGGTAGCGTTCACGGGGGTCAACGCCACCAGGCAGGGGGATGTTCTTTTCGATGTTCATGCCCACATTGTGCAACAAATCCACAGCCAACGCAACAAAAGCCTCTCCAAGGTCAAATTCAGGGTTTTATATAGACTTTTTTAGGGTCAAGTATGTTTTATTTTTTTCAAAAAGTCAGTCCGCGCGCATTTTATGTGAATTACATCCATTGATTATGTGTAATGAACTGTGTTCTCATAACCCTTTGATTTCATTGAACTATTACACCATTACGTCTATTACGTCTAATCTCACAAAAAAATAAAAAAAAACACGTTGACCCTAAAAAAGTCTATATAAACCCCAAATTGCCGCAAGGCCCGTGATCCGCGCACCTTTCTCCTAGGGTAAACCCCTACAACAATGCCCCTTGACACGTTGACAGTTGACATGTTATAGGGTATAATGTAGGTGTCAGTTAGAAAAATTGACATCCGTTCTTTAACATTTAGAAAGAGAGAAATTATGAACACGAACAATCGCGTGTGGATCGAGCTCGAACTCCCCGAGCCTGGGCACCCTGAACAAGGCCATGTCCGAGCGGAGGCAGCCACCCGAATGCTGAACAAACTGGGCGTGACCCGTGGTGAGTACTCCGTGGTCTGGTTTGATGAAAGCAAGGGGCTCTATGCCTTTTGTCAGGACTCGGCCGGCACCTTCACGTGGTCCTCGGACCATGGCCAGTGGTTCAATCTAGACAAACTAGCTTCTTAACCTCAAACCCCGCCAGCTCAACCCTGGCGGGGTTTTTTATTGCAAACTCGTCCCCAGCGCTTCCTTGTGTTCGCCAGACAGCATCTTTGCCGCCACTTCCAGGGGCAGGAGGTCGCCAAACTCGATCTCCGTGACCTCTCCGCACTCAGTGGCCCGTGGGTCTTGGATCACGGGCCCGATGAGGGCGTACTTGACCCCGCCGGCGGTGAGGATCACCACTTGGACCATTGGCCGCGATCCGAGGACATCCAGGATTTCCTGCAGGGGATGTGTCATCTGGGGGCCTCAACCCATCCAACACCCGGACCTCCGTCCATGATACCTAAGTCCAGGGCGAGTTTCTCGACCTCCTCTTCTAAGCGCCTGTTTTTCCTCGTGAGCTGCTGCACTTGGACGGCCAGGTGCTCCATTAAGTCGTTTTGCACTTCGATCCTTCTGCGCAGGCCGTTGACGTACTCAAGAGTTTCTACGCAGGTGATGGGCTGTGGCGGTTTTTCTGTTGAAAATTCGGCGGGTCGCATGGTATTTCCTTTTCTAAAGTTCGTGTTTGTTTTTGCTGGGCTTGATTTTCGGGTGGGCCCGGCTGTGGATGCTGAATTGTTTGTAGGCGATGACATTTTCCTCTCTGGAGAGGTTGTCGTAGGTCTGTGCGGTCTTTGCCCGGAACGCGATGTCCTTGGCGAAGATGCTGGCCCGTGGCACGCGGGCCCAGTGGAATGGGCTGTCGGGGTGGCAGTTGCATTTCATAGCCCCAGCTCCTTGAGCGCGGCCTGCAGGCCCGCCAAGCCGCCCACGCGTTGGCCTTCGATGAATATCTGCGGCAGCTGTCGCACG